TCGTAAACGTATACGACTTAAGTTCAACATCCTTCTCAGCGACTACTTCATCGTATCGCTTGGAAATAAAGTCTCCTGGATATCTTGGGAATGAAAGTAAGATTACCTTACCAAAGTCTGGGAAACGAGAATCTACTGAAGCACGGAATGCCTTATAGATAGCATCACCTGTCTTTGCGTTCTCATTACCTGATGCTGAATCTTGTGCAAACCCTGAAATCTCATCAAGGATTGCTAGGATAAGGTTAAGTCCCTCATGACTTTCTCGTTCAGAGTGACCAGAGTAAACTGTGATGGCCCTATCAAATTCAATACTATCTACCTTTGCATCATACTTGCCAGCGAACCAAGGAGATCTAGCGATCTTACCCTTGAATCCTTTGAAGAAGACGTTCTTTGCCTGCTGAGCGTTTACCGCAACGTTGATGATGTCAATAGCATCTCCAGGTGGCTTTCCAAAGTATCGTGCTGGATCTTTTAAGCATAAGAGTTTGTATACTAAGTAGGCACAACCAATGGTAGATGTGTGATCTTTCCCTGAACCCTTGCCAAGTTGAAGAAGAACTTCAGCCTTAGTGTATTTCTTAAAGTGATCACGACCTTCTTTTTCTCCCATGAATCTAATGAGATCTTCCTCTTTAAAGATCTGACTCATGGCTTCTACAAGATCCCTCTGAATCTGAGATAGTTCTGGCTGATCTAAATATTTTTCGTCATGAAGAAAAGTATCAAGATCCACAGGAATCTCTTCAAATGGAGAATCATCAAATACACTGATAAACTCTGAAAAATCAATGCTCATTAATTACTACAGCCTCTCCTGTTGGTCCAGATACGTTTGACAAACGAGAAAGAACCTGTATTTTACAAGTTGGACATTTACCAGAAACATCTGTGAGTATCTTCATCAACAGTTCTTGCTTTCTTTCTGTTTCTAATAATTGATCTGCAAGTTCTTTGTTCTCAAGCAGTCCTGCCTTTTGTAGCATGTCAATGCGCTTTGATTCAATATCAAGAATTAGTTTAATAGCAGCAGTTTTAGCAGATAGATTGTTGATTACTGACGCTTCATCAATAACCTCATATGCTTGCTTAATTAACTTTGAGTAGTGTTGGTCTGCTCCAGATAGTGCTTCCCTTGCGCGTGCTCGTACTGCCTCTGAATTGCTAGCAAGGTTCTTCCATTCTCGTAAAAGGGATGAGACTCTTGCTCTTGGTATATCAAGTTCTTTAGAGATCTCAGTCTCATTAAACCCTTTGATATATTCTGCCGCGACACGGTTAACTTCTTCCATGTGTTCAATTAATTCGCTCATAATTCCCTTATTATAGCAGCGGTGGGGTAGAGTTGTTGCCACCTGTTGAATATTCGGTTCTCTACCCCACACGCTACTTACTTACAATTGCTTGGGTACTTCTTATACCAACTAACAAATTTATTATACACACTGCTAGATGTGTAGTTTCCTTTATGTCTTCCAGCCCCATCAATATCCCAAGGATACCAAGTATGGCCTGCTTGTGATATTTTATAGGCTACTTTCGCATTGTAACTACGAGTAAGTAGTTTTTCAGTATTCCACCAATCTTGCTTATGCCATGCGGCATAATTGAATTGGAACATTCCATAATCATGCGTTGCGGAAATAGCGTCTGCTCTTCCACCACTTTCACGCATTACTATGGCCCAGGCTTCCCTGAGATTCTTGCCACGGAATCCGACTTTGTACAATTCTCGCACTAGCCAGTTCTTGCATTGTTTTGGCTTTACAATAGCCTTCTTTACGACAGGCTTTGTAAAAGCCTCCGTCGCAGTAGGTGCAGACTTAGCATACACCTGTTCGTTAGATGCATGTGCAACTGACGGTCCACAGACAATCATAGTAAGCACAAGCATTCCTCCTAGCAGTTTCGTTTTCGTCATGTTTCCTCCTAGCGGCGGCAACAGTTATCTAGCATAACATAAATTATGCTTCATTGCCAACAGTTTATAGGGAAGATGTGAAATGAATCACATCATTATATATGATTTTCTATTCTATCAATCTCATTATTTATATAAAAAACTGCTTTCTTTAGATCTTGGATATGACTTTCTTCATTCTTTAACCCTGCTCTCCATAGATACTTTATGGCATTACCAATATTAAAATTTCTATGACGAGTAATGTCAATACACTCAACCCCTGAAGGATCACTTGTGTAATGGGGTGGATGGTTTACCATATCTTTCATCTTAGTCCAAACTTTTTCATTTGTCGATATATGATTTGCAAACTTACCCCGCATTCTGTGGCAATTTGCTCTGGCGTTTTCTTGTCTAGATATAGCCTTTTCTTTAAGTATGCCTCAGAGTTATGAAGGCCAACGTTCTTAGCCATAGTCTAGAACACCTTTCCCCAATTGTCAAGTGCCCAAGCACCAATTGCAATTGAATCAGCAATATCGTCATCATCAATATGTAAGTCAAACTTACTATTAACGAACTTAATTGTTCTCTGTTTCCTAAATAAACGTTCTTGTGACTTATACCAAGACTCTGACTTTCCTGCACTAGAATTGCGGATCACAGTCTTTTCATCAACTGTGAGACGCTTATTACCAGCCCAGTTTTGCCAAGCCATAGGGCTTACGCTAGCAATGTTGTTTACCCCAGAGAGTGCTGCTGCTGCAATGAGAGCACCGTGACTCATTGATAGGTTGGATGCTGTCTTTGGAGAGTTTAGGAAAATTGGCTGCTCAATAATGATGTGATCCAATCCTTCAAACTGATCAAAGAAAACTCTGGTCTTGTGTGATGTGTCTACAATCTTTTCGTAGATATCAGATCCAAAGTACCTAATCTTGCCATACTTCATCAACTTATTATTTGTAAAGTATGCAAACGCTAGGCTGTTCGTGCTTGCATCAATAGAACAAAATGATTCTGGTTTATCCTTCATAGCGTTCATATTCTATAATTCCCTTTAATTCTTTTAGAGCCTTTGCTACTTGCTTTTCGTTAATAGAACAAGAAGAACAATGTCCGATATCATTATAAACAGACAAAATAGTTCCACAACCATTTGAGCACCGCCTTTTCTTTTGTACTAACTTCTGACGACGCTTTACTTGATAGCGATCATGTACCTTTTCTTTTGTGGACAATTCTCTACATTCTACCGAACAGTAAATCTGATAACTGACATTCGGATTAAACTCATTTGAACACCAGTCACAAATCTTCATGCAAGATACTCCAAAGGTTCGATCTTTACAGTTCCCTTGTCAGCATTTGAGCAAGCATCCCTAACTGGGCAGCCTCCGCATACCTTGGAATTTGAACGGTAAGTCTTCTTTGGAATATCACTAGTTTCCCATTGCTTTCTCACAGTACGCATCCATTCGAATGCATAATCTGACCAAGCAATAAGTTCTGGTGTTGGCTCAACAGTAATTGCATGTAATTCATGAGAATTCTTATTTTCATAAAGAAGAATTCCCAACTTCTTTCCTAGAACCTTCATATAGATAACCAACTGCATCAAGTGATAGGAAGGAGGCTTTGCATACTTTCGATAAGCAAATGACTCTTCTCGCATTGTCTTGATCTCTACAACTGGCTGCTCTTCTCCCCACTGAACAATTGCGTCAGCAAATCCATAATGCGCTTCTCTTGCTCTACCATGATTCCTGCATCAGTAATAGCCTTCTGGATGCGTTCATGTCCCATAGTACCGCTACTCATATTAGCAATAGCATAAGCCTCATTGTCATCAAGGAAGTCTGCTCCTGAAAATGCTAAGAACCAGTACCTTGCACAAGCACCATTTCCATATACTAGTGTAGATGGGCTAAATGTTTTCTTGGTCTTAAAGTTTACACCGTTCTTTGCAGTATATCCTGATTCAATCTTTTCTATAAAAGCCTTGGTATCAATAGCATTTTCTGGTTGCTTATTGATTACCTCTTTCAAAAAATTCTTTGCCATTGCTATCCTTTGGTTAGATACTTTAGTGATGAACATACTTTATCAATCTGCTCCGCTGCCGTATAGTAAATATTCTTTTTCTCTCTGTGACCTTTATCCACATTGGTCAACCATGTAGCCCTCAATGCCATCTTCGCAGCAATTGCCTGTAGTCTTACCAGTTCTATAGTTGCTACCTGAATTGGAATATCTGGCTTAAGAATTACCTTGGCGATAAACTCTAAAGCCTGAGTAAGTTCTTCATCTTCCATGTATTCTGCGATCTCATACAAACCATTTACTTGATCAAGCGTTGTCGTCATTCTTTGCTCTTTCTATTAAATCTTCTTGGATGGACCATTCTACCACAGAAAGCCTAATTGTCCTATTTCCATCACGCAGTACCAACTGCAACATTGGAGATTTTGCCTTGTCAACTCTCATTGTGTCTGTGCAAATCTTTGCCCAATTATCAACAGATATAGTGTATGACTTATTGTATTCCTTAACATCTACGACAAATTCATCAAGACTTCCATCTCCTTTGACTACGCCGCGACCAGAATTTTTGTGTACCTTGGCCCCCATGCGTTTAAGTTCAGCAGCCTCAGTCTTATTAGTTGCCACTATCAATATCCCTTTGTCCAAAGACAAACCTTGGATACATACTTACAATCGCACATCCAAGTGAAATCATAAGTATCTCTCCAGAACCTAGCCTTTGAAACTTGACCGTTACACTTCTGACAAGCGAACTTTCCTTCATAGTTACTGAACTTTGGTCCAGTATTCTTCTTATACTTATTCATGGCTTACCTTCTTAATAAGGGATTCCTGAATGTCAAGGTTTTCCTTAACACCGAGTACTAACTTCTCTCTTCCTTGATACCGTTCGCCTTCAACCGTATACCAAGCACCACCTCGCTCAATGAATCCAAGCATCTCTGCTGTATCCACCAAGTCTGCGATTGTATCTACTCCAACATCATTTCCCCTAAAGTAAAAGTCATACTCACCACTTTGGAATGCTGGACTAGTCTTTGAGAATTGCACATCCCATCGAACCTTACGACCAATTTTTTCTTCAAGAACCTTGTCTCCAACATAAATCTTTCCCTTGATAGCCTGATTGTCAGACTCTGATGAGAATAACTTGATGATGGTAGACGAGTAGAACTTGGTTGCCATGCCTCCTGTAGGCTGCTGTGAAACGTACATCGCACCGATGTTGTTACGGGCCTGCGAGATAAGGATCAACAGCGTTGGCTTCACCTGATTGTTTGCATAGTTAAGCATCTTGACGGCATTAGTCATATCTCTTGCCTCTGCACCAATCTGCTTTGTATTTTCCAATTGCTTTAGTTCAGTTGAATCCTTTTCAAAATAGATTGCAGGAAGAAGTGCTGATATGCTATCGACAACAATGATATCAACTCCAGCCTTCATTAGATCTGTACCTACGTCAACCATATCATTCATTGTGCGAGCAGTTGAATGGATTAACTTTGTACTATCTACCCCAAGTTTTGTGGCCCATTCTGGAGAGTATGTCATC